TAATATTTCGATTGAGGATCAAAGTCGTCAAAATACGGAGCGACATTGAGATTAGTTTCCTGTGGCATATCTCTTAGAATTGCAAGATAACTTTAACGTCTTCTTTCTGTGAAGCTGATCTAGTAACTGAGGGTCTATTATCAACGTAAATGATGTCACCAGAGTACTTTTCAGACTCTGGATTAGAGACTCCTTTAGTGAAGTCTTGACCCAGGTAGTAGGTACGACTATTTATTGTGGTTGATACACCTGTAAAATTTGAATCAATTGTTAATGTATTACCAGATGTAGGAATAATATCTACGCTACCACCAGATACAGGGTCAGCAGTGAATCTCAGCTGTTCAAATCCATAAGTTGGGTTTACATTCTTTGTTCCGTCAGTATTAAAACCTGCAGTTCTTCTGTCCTGCCAATATTTTAAAATACCAGTTTGTTGATCATATGAAACAACTCTACCAACAGCCGTTGAACCAAGACCCACAGTTTGTGTAATAAATGAGTCAGCTGTGAATTTTGCCTCACTATATCCAGTTCCAACCAATTTAAGTGCATATACTGCACTTGCCTTGTCGATTGTCAGATTAGTTGTTGAATTGTAGTTCTTTGGATTTTTAACGATACCTACTTGTGCAAACTGGTTACCAGTGATAAAGTCAGGATTTTGAGTGTCATTTTCAAATCTAGCATAAGAGAGGACATTGTAGGCACCTAATTCACGATATATGTCGGCACCATGACCACCGTTTGGTGGAATAATTACATCAAACACTGGTGCAATCGTTCCATTTGGAACACCACCTCTTTCAAGATCGAGTGTACCGAAAGAATATCCTTCACCACCCCTAGACACCGTAACTGATTCTACTTTTGAGTCATTATTAATAACGACTGTAGCTTCAGCACCTCTACCGTCACCAAGAATAGGAACTCTTGTATAAGTTACGTTTGCTGTGCCGATACCAACACCACGATTTCTAATCGTGACAATCTTTAATTGACCACTGCTTCCAGCATTTTCTCTAACTGATTGATAGGATGTATTGGTATCCCAATCTGTTGGAACTGCTATATAATTTGTAGAATCAAACTTGATAATTTGATTTGGTTTGATGGTGTAAAGATATTTCCAAATATATCCATCACCACTACTTCCAGCCTCTCTTGGTTCTAAGTCAGTGAAGTTAGGTTCATCAAGAGAAGGACCACCTCTAAAGCTATTCTCTGGATTTGCGTTGTTAAAGAGACAAATATAAACCTTGTACTCACTATTCATTACGAAGAAGTTGGAGTCATAGATATCAAATGCACCAGATGGCTGAGAAGGATTATCTCTATCAATATCATTTCTCCACATATCATATGTGGTACCTGACTGCCAAGAAATCTTTCTTACAACTTGACTTACATCACCACTATTGATCTTTTTAAGAGCAATCATGGTGTCCCAATAATAGTTGGAGTCATCCAAACTATCTTTAGGGGCAGGTGGAGAAGAATTCCAATCACTCTGAAACACAGGAGCATCTGGAAGACCAATCCACGCATAATAAGAGTTGGAAGAATCCTGTACAGAATCGACAAAATTCTTCGCATTCAAAATACGCAGTTGATCAGTAATTATCGCAGCCATTTGTTAGAGGACTTTTTTCTTATTTAGACGTTAATTTAGACCGTAAACAGGTTTGGATAGATAACAATCGTTCCGCCCATGCCGGCATGAGATGTACATTGATAGTAAAGTGAGTTTGGTGCGCTGAATGGAACTTCAAATCTCAGAGTTCCGTTAGACACTGCATTATTTGTAACACCAGTCGAGAATGCAGATCCTCCATTTGACGAACGAATTTCAAATGGGTGAGCACCCATATTATTGACAAATTCGTAATTCTGACCTCTTGCCAAGTAGATAACAGGATCGGGAGTTGCACTTAATCCACCTGGACCAGTAAATTGATAATGTGAAGATCCATCTGCACCCAAGGTCCACTTAGAATTTGTGATATTAGATGCATTACCATAATATGTAGCTCCAGTGACTACACCTAAAGTAGAAACACCAGAGACGACCAAGGTGTTTGTACTGACATTTGCTGTAGTTCCAACACCAACTGCAGTTGATGAAATGGTTGTAATACCAGCATTAGTCGTTACTGTGATATTACTACCAGCCGAAATCAATGTGGTAATACCAGTCAGACCACCACCATTAGCTCCTGTAAGTGTTGTAACCACTCCAGTCAGACCAGAACCGTCAGCACCAGTTAGAGTGGTGACTACACCAGTCAGTCCAGAACCATCAGCACCTGTTAGTGTTAGATTTGCACCATTACCATAATAAGTTGCACCAGTGACCACTCCTAAAGTAGATACGCCAGATACCACTAATGTATTTGTACTGACATTTGCAGTTAAAGCAATTCCTGTCAGGTTTGATCCATCACCGTAATAAGTTGCACCAGTTACTATTCCGAGAGTAGAGATACCAGTTACTCTGAAGTAACCCAATACACCAGCACCACCGTGTTTTGTCTCAAGTCTTTTTGTATTATTGTAATATAATTCGGTACCAAAATTTCCGTCAGCATTCGTTGCTATAACTTGAGTTGTTCCAGCTCCACTATTGAAGATCTGTGTATCAGCATTAATGTTAAATGCGCCACTTGAAACATCAATATTATTTCCAGTACTGTCATCATGGTAAATTCTAAACTTACCTTGTTTAAAGTCTACTGCCTTATCTTCACCTAAAAAGATAGAACCACCCAAACTCACGTTACCAGTAAGAGTCGATACACCAGCAACATCAAGAGTTCCAGTAGAATGACCAGAACCAACGAACAATTGACCAATCGTACCAACACCAGTGATGTTGATATTTCTTCCAGTTACTTCATCATAAACAACATCATCTAAAACATACAGGTCACCACCAACATAAAGATCACCACCAGTCGTTGTAACACCACCTTGACTGGCCAAAGTTGTGATACCTGAAATTAATAATGATGTAACAGTTGTCACACCTAAGGTTGTAATCCCAGCCGCTTTAAGATTTCTTGAAATGTCAACGTCAGTAGTTGCAATGGATACTGGGGTTGGTGCTGATACCGTTACATTACCAGTTGATGTATTAATAGATACGTTTGTTCCTGCAGTGATGACCGTTACGATACCAACAGCCAAGGTGGAACCATCACCAATGAGATTATACAACTCGGTGAAGTTACTATTAATTTTAACTCCACCGTCAACTAGGGTATCACCTGTTCCATCATTTGGTGTAGTGCCAGTGTTAATACCTTGGTATGCCATCTACTGAGGATCCTTTTCTATGTTTTATTTATTTTAAGTAAGATAGTTATTAAATTTAAGTGGTCGGAACCTTTGAACCAGAGGGGATGTAGTCAATCCAGAATATCCGTTTGGTGTGAATGTAAGTGCATTAGATGCAACTCTATTCCTAAATTGAATTCTTCCCCAGGTGTACTCACCTAAGTTCTTACCTCTTATAAATCCAGCTGTAGTTGTACCAAATCCTACAGTATTCACCTCAACTCTTCTAATGGCGGTAGTTCCTAAACCAACTGATGTCAAATCAGTTACAAAGTCATATGCCTTAGTTGCTTTGTAAATACCATCACTGTTAGTCGTCGATAATCCGAAGTTAGAAAGATTAACGACGAATAAATCATCAGTCTGAACTTGGCTGAGAGTAACTGCAGTTCCCACTATGTTAGTATCTCTCATGAAGGAATCTTGAGGGATATAAAGTTCAAGTGTTCCTGAGGTGAGTGTTGTTTGTGCATAACCAACGATAATACCTTGATCACCGAAGTAAGAATTAACACCAACAACTTCTCTTCTTGCTTCAGGTACCTCAACAAGGATTTGTGGAGGATTCGAGGCAGAATAACCAACACCAGCATTAGTGATAGTGAATGATGTCACACCACCACCAGAGATATTTGCTGTTGCAGTTGCTCTTGTACCACCCACAATATCAATTGGTTGTGAGATAGAAACAGCAGCTGAACCCG